TTCACCTCGAGGCAAGTCACCTTCATTGAGTTGTGTGTTACCATTATCTTTGCTTTTTCTGCTTGCTCGAGGCATTCCTGTTTGTCCGAATAAGTTCCTATTTGGTAATATTGTAATCGATCTGTGCTAATAAAATGTAGAAAAACTAAAACATAAATCATGGAAAATAATCCCTTATATCTAACCACCCCATGTAATGTAAGTATCCGGTAGCACCTATAAACGTCATAACAAGAAGTACAAATATGCCTACTAAAGTAACCATTAACTCTTGTCGCTCTATAGCATCACGTCGCGCTTGAGCCTCTGCTTCCCTTTTCTCTAATAAAACTTCTTTGCGTATCTTCAAAAGCTCTAACCATTTTGATCTTCCGTAAGTTTGCGTGATCCATTCTTGCAACTCAGCTTCCGCGTCTGCTGCTGCGCGGACCTTCGCCCAGCGATCCAACGCCGTAGCATTGGCGCTTTTGCTAGATATACCCTTCTTCTGTAACGTTTTCTTAGCTTGGTCAGTTGCGTCAAAAAACTCTCCGATCTGTTTACTAAGTCCAGCTACAGTTTTACCAGCGGCTAATCCTGTTTTTAGTCCTGCAAGGATTGTGATAGGGTCCATTTTACCTACCGTCAGAAAGTGTGGGACGTCTCGCTAAATATTCTAATGTGTTTTCTAAAGTCTTAACTCTAGATTGTAGTTTAACGATAGCCATCATATGGGAAGCCATACCACCCATATCCTCGTTAATCATATCTATATCTTCCCAAATCTCGTTGTCGCCATCTTCCATGTCTTCATAAACCTCGGCTAATATATCAATGATTTCTTGCAGATTATCCGTGTTACGCTGCACATCCCTAATTAGATTCGTCTTATCCGTAGCATTGTTCTCAACAGTCAGAATGTTTACTGTCTCTTCAAGGTTGGATATCGTACTCGCTTGCTGGGCAGTCCACCAAATAAAACCACCAATCTGAGCTATTACAACTCCAACTACAGCAATACTTACTTTTGGTAATTTATCAGACATCTATCTATATCCTCTACGAGCTACAGCTTCACGTTGCACCTCAATACGCTCACGGTTTACATCACTGCGGTCGTCTGCGATCTGCTCCTGAAGTTCCAATCTAGCCGAATCCGTTGTCGCTTGTTGCTCCATCTTCATCTGTTCTAAGTCAAGCTTGGCTTGATCCATTGTAGCTTTCTGCTGACTTTCCATCTGCTTGATAGCCAACTCCTGCATCCGGATATTGACCAACGGATCTTGTTCCTGACCGTCTTCTCCTTTGTACGTGAGCATAGGCATAACCTCTTGCAGAAGCTGAGTCTCTACCTGCGCTACACGGGCCTCGATCATATCAGGTTGCATCGGTGGTTGCATCGGTGGCTGTGCCCCAACCTGCATCAACGCCATCTGCTGTTGCTGCTGTTGTTGGATCTCACTCTGTACAATCGTACGAGCCTTCATATTAACGTGCTGTAACACATGGCTAAACAACGCCGCCAATACCGCAGGTGTCTGCTGTAGTATACTCAATGCCAACAACGATATGTGCGCTGCAATGTGTGAGTCGTGATCTTGCTGTGGATATGCCTGTGGTGTTTTACCGCCAAGCATAGCCGCATTCTCCGATGCTGGATCTTGTGGCTGTGGTTTAGGCATAGGTGGCAATATCTCGTCTATATTCTGCACCTCCAATGCTTGATACATTCTCCTATAGGCTGCATGTAAGTTGTGCATCTGGGGATTAGATTGCGCCAACTGCAATTGCGTTTGAGCTAAAGTCACCCGCTGCGCCATAGAGAAGATGTTCGGATCGCTGACTGGGAGGACGTCAACCCGACCATCGAAGTCTTGCGCCTTGACCTGTGATGGTGCACCCGCAACTGCGTACGGATACATCGGAGGAAGGTTCTCGGCGAAGATACGCGCCAGTAAACGAAACTCCGTTTTCTGTGCGTAGTGCAGACGTTTGTGAATCGCAGACATAACTTTCATGCCGCGCTCAATTACAGCAACTGTTGTGCCCACTGGCATCTCGTTGCTCATGTCCCCAATCTGTTGATCAGCTAAAGCTACAAAACGACGTCCGTCCTGTACCAATCCGCCCAGCATAGCCGCCAATGTGCCCGATGGTTCTTTGTATGGTAGCGGTATGATAGCGTCTCTGATGCTCCCTCCTGGGGCGTCAATGTCTCTCCACTCACCTGGTTGCAACGGCTCATCGTCGTTCCGTACCCGCACTCCACGGGCTTTAAAACCAGCGGGAAGGTTGGCTAGTGTACCCGCATCAATCAACTGACGTAGTAAACTGGTAGCCGCTCGACCCAATCCACCAATCATGTGGATCAAACCAAAGCCATAGAATCCCAAACCCGGCATGAACTTGTAATGCACAAAGTACTGAGTCTTTTTCTTGAGAGGATCATCCATCCCGTAGTTCCTACGGATAGCCAGAATCTGGTTGGAGTTCTCATCAATCGTAACAATGTAAGGAAGCTTAATACCTGTAGCCTCACCCGTTGTTGGGTCTTTGTCCTCAAACCCTTCTATATCCAGATCAGCGTGAATCTCCAGAATCGTTAACACATCGTCGCTATAGTTCTTAGATAAACCCTCTAGCTCGTTGACCTTCTGCTTAACAGGGTTCTCATCTGATTCCTCCGAAACCATCAAATCTACATCACGGTACATTCCCGCATACTGCATCTTCTTAACTTCGTTCTCATCCATTCGAAGTACGTGCGTAACCCTTGTCGCCGTCGCTAAGTCCGTAGCTGAATACGGCACAACCAAATCCTGCGCTGGAATAAACTTAGATACCGCCCTCTGCTTCGTAGGATCAAAGTACACTTTCTTAAACGTAGATCCCGATAACGGTAAATAAAACAACATCTGATCCATATCTGGATCGTATTCTTCCATAACTTCCGTAATCTGGAAGTTCATAAAGTCCTTGACACGAGTAGCTTGCTCCTCACGAGCCGCATCTTTCAAACCCACAATGTTGGTTCTAACTGGCCCACCCGATGGCAGAAGTTCCTTATATGCCTGTGCTTGGAACTGAGTCACGCTCTCACTAACCATCGGATGGGTAATGCCGCTTGCCCCTTCAAACGGCGTTGTCCTGTCTTCCGTTTTAATTCCTAATAGGTCAAGACCGTTGACGTATGTGTCTTCCCACTCAGACCGTGAATCGAGATCATCCTTATAAGATCCCCTCAGTTCCGAGGACAGCGATCCAAGGACCGCGTCGTCTAAAAAGTCAGCTAAGTTTGCGTCAAACGGTATTAATTCTTCCTGTGGCATTTCATCTGCCATCATCAGAGCTTGAACAATGGCTCCACCCATTCCGTCGTCAATGACTTCTGCACCACCTGGAAAGGTTTCTGGTACATCGATAGGGATTTCTACATCTGGTAGTCCCTCTGTGTCATCCAGATCTAAACCTGGAGTAACCATGTTAGGTGGTAATGCCATCAATAATACACCCTTTTACGGGGCCTCCATTCTGTTTCGTCCTCGTTTTCTCCGTTGAGGTAAATGAATCCACCCCTACGAAAACGCATCAATGCTAATGTCATGCTATCACAAAAGTCGTCATGATCGCCATTAGGAAATGAAACTACTTCTTCGACCACTTCATCAGCAAACTTCTCATGCATCGGTGCCCATACCATACCAGCTTCAAACAATGGCGCAACCATGTGCATTCTACTTACCTTATCATTTCCTTTGCCCGGTGAGAACCCTAAAGCTGGAATACCACGTAATCTTAACTCGTCAATCAGCGGTGTACCCGTTGCTTTCGCCTCAACCAATACCATATCTGGCTCCCAATACTCGTGTTCCTCATAGGCTATCTCCTTCAATTCAGGGAAATTCCACCGCCCCCGCCGTGCATCCAGCAATATCGCGTTGTCTGGCCCACCTTCCTCCGGTTTGAAAATGCCCCACGTCGTAATAGCTGAGTAATCCGCTGTTTCCTTCTTGGAAAACGCCGTATCGTACGCCTGTATGATGTAATCTAAGCTAGGAATCTTCTCCTTGTCCCAATCCTGCCACCAATCCCGCTTGATTATAGCCGCTTCCGACGCCGTCGGCGTCTGTTGCCACTGTGCATTCCATTTTCCTACAGGAAGTGACGCCTTAATCGACAATAATGCGTCTTTTTCCCAGAACTCAGGCCATAATGGGTTGTCTGACGGCATAATCGCAGGAAATTCCACCACTTCCCACTGATCCGCCATCGAATCACCGCCCTGTGCAGCCATCAAACGGCCTGTCAAGTCCTTTTTACCCCATCTCGTCATGACCAAGATGATAGATCCACCCGGTTGAAGACGCTGTCGAGGTCCAGAAGTGTACCATTCGTACGCATTATCAAATGCACTGTCGCTCATCGCGTCCTGTTCCGAGTGTGGGTCGTCAATAATGAACAAATCCGCACC